CGGTTAGTTCCGCTTCGGAATGAAAATTGACGACTACATCGGATTAGCGGTGGATAAATTCCTTCGACCTGAGTCGAATTAAAAACCACTTTTATGTAGTAATATATAGTATATGTAAAATATGTAAATATGAAATATGTATTATATATAGCAATTTCGACCCCGGAAGGGACTTAAAATAAAACCACGCCATCGTCCAGCATGGAGTTTAATAATTATCGTCTATTAATAAACGAGAAGGTTTCACGACACTTCCAGGTCGTTTTGTTTATTTATACTGGTATAATAGAAGCAATTATAACATAAGTTGGAACATGCAAAAAGAACAAAAATGAGAAATCAGTACCAATTGAATGGTATAAATTTGTCATAAATTGATCTGATGAGTTTGAGGCTTGTGTTTGTAATTGATATCTAAAAGAAGCATATTCTTTATTAGTATCATCATTACCAGTTCCTAATGTTGCAGTAGATATATCAGTAGTACGCATTCTAAATTTTGAATACATTGGATAAAGTGCTGAAATACCACCTTGAGTTTTTGTCAAAACACAAGATTGTCCTCCAGCACCTGAAGAAAAAGTATTAAGAAAATAATTTGCTCCAATAGAATTGGAATAACCAGCTAAAAGAACAGTTAATGCCTGATAATAATTAGCTGCAGTTAAAGATCCAATATTTCTACTTGCCGTCAATAAATTATCATTAACTAAGGCAGGTGAAGATAATGCATAATGCCATATCTGTGATCCTCTATATGATCTAAAGCAGGGACTTAACCAAGAATAAGGAGTAACTAGAACAAAATTAAATGGAAATGTAGTTGCTGTGGTAATCAAACCCTTAGCAGTATTTATTCCATTAGCATCAAATCCAAAATATAGAGGATTATAAGCATGATTTAAAATATATGCAGACCACTTATTTGAGGTAGAAAATGTAATATTGTTATACACTCTTTGTAACGTAGTTCTCCTTAATATTTGTCTTAAAGAAACAATCTTTTCACCCATAAATACCACATTTTTTATTTCAGATGGCAGGTGAGATTCTTTCTTCCCAGACAACAATTGTTGGGGCTCATCATATTGTATCAATTCCTGCGAATTCAAACTATAAAAGGATGTATCTTGTTGCAAATCAATAGGATTAGCAAATTCAAAATCGTCTCCTCCTCTAACTGAAACTAAAATTTCAATATTAGCGGCAGTTACCGGAGAAGTCTGTGCAGTCAAACATTTCACTGACAAGTATCCGTTAAAGACACCATCTATGTATGCTGCTGCCACAGTACCATTTATTGCATGATAAACAGCTTGTTGATTAGCATTACTATTATATAACGCTGTTTGTTGATAAGCCGTTTGTTGTAGATATGGAATTTCAATTTCCACATCAGTTTCCTCTGAAATATCAACAATTTTAGTATAAGCTTGATTGGAAACATTAGCTACAGCACCAACATTAGCTTTTGGATCCCACTGTATTATAACTCTCCCACGATGAAAACGAGAAGCAATAAATCTAAATCTATATACAATAGAACCTCGCCAATATCCAAACATACATGATATATGCGATAGTGGAGTTCCAGTAACATATTTAAACGTACTATGAGTTTCCAAATTTTGATGATATGGCGAAACATAACAATTAAACAATATATCATCTGTTACGTTCGTTCCAGACCATACTGGTTGACAAATATAAGCTTCACGTTTAACAAAATTCTGAGTTATCATTGAATCTGTTCCATCCAGCCCAACTATTCGTGGATCTATAGAAAGTTCATTCTTTGGATCTATAGTTAATTTTTCAATAGGTTGTGAAATCTCAGTTGAGGCAAAAGAATGAAAAGATGTTGGTTTATAAGGACATACATCCTCAATAACAGGAACATTAGTAAAACCAAAAATAGACGCTGCACTACCAACTGCAGAAGCGATCATGCTAGTGGCCTTAGCAAATCTTCCTATAACAGGAACATTTGTCAAAGAACTAGCAACTGAAGCTAACGCTGAAGCTGGTTTTGAAACAGGACCATTTAGATTCCACTCGTCTGCTTGTAAAGCCAATCCAGTTGTTGGACCACTTAATTTAACATCAGTAGCCCAAGCATAAACAGATACAGTAACACCACTTCCAGCAGAGGAGGAAGCATTCTGTAGTGGAGTAAAGGATTGTAAATATATCACTCCCATTTGTTGAAATTCAGAACGTGTTACGACTGGTAACCAGTCTTGATGGTAAAAGAAGGGCAATGTTAATTCACCTCCCTGACATGTTTGTGGATACAACATCACATGGGGACATTGGGATAATTGACACAAATTGCTATCACCTCCTGCTGTTAATGCAGCACTTGCTGAGGATGCATTAGCACTCAAATATGTTGTATTAAAAGTTGTTAATGGTACATATGATGCTATTACAGCCCCATAGTAAAATGGAGAAGCATTAATTAAAATTTTAACATGCAAATTACAATGTATAAAAGCAAAATTATCAAGTTTCTTCTTAATAGAAGTAGCATTGAAAAATAAATCCCAAGGCTGAAAATTTTGAGCTAATGATGACCCTTCTGTCCAAACATAATTTTGAATGCGATAAGGTCGTGATAAAAATTTAATAATATCAGAAGCAGGAATATAGTTGTCATTAAAAGTTGGATCCAAAATCTCCGGAAACTCAGTATGAGTCCCAGGATTCTCATCAACAAATTCAACATTAACTTGTTCTTGCTGTCCTACAGCACTTCCATGATCTCCTTGTGTGGTGTCATGGCCACCAGTCTCCCCTGCATTAAGAGTATATTCAGAGGTAAACACAGGATGTGATTTTCCAACAGAATAAATCTCAGAACATCGTTTGTCACCTACAGGGGTTTCTCGAGACTGTTGTTCTTGTAATGCATAAATGTAACTCAACAACGAGCAACGAGAATTATAATTTAAATATAAACATTCCTTTCTAAGAATTCTCAAGAAATAATCTTCTTGACAAACTTCTTCAGGAATGTGGAGGCGTGACACCTCCCGCTGTTTTAGGGGATTTTCGTAATTAGTAAGTCCTTCATACGATGCCAAGTTTGAACTTAGTTTCTTAGCAAAGTAGCTTTTTTGTCGTGCGTCTGCAGCACTCTTCTTAATAGAAGCTTTCGGGATTGCCGGTGCGGACGGATAATTGTGATCCATTCTCTCCAATTTACTGTAGCTAGCAGTAGCTTGTAAGCAGTAACTATCACAATTAGTCACTAGTTGGTTTTTCTCTTTAAGAGAAGGATGGTATGACAAACACCCTAAAAGTTCTGAAGAAATAAAAAATTCCTCAATGAGATTATCCCATGTAGGAAAAGTTGATTCACATACATAAGTCTCTAAATTAGCTTTAATCATCAAAGATAGAAGAAATTCAGATTCCTTCTGAAAAACACTCTTTCCATAATAGAAATATTCTCGAACAGCTGATGAAACAATGGATTCCATTTGTTCCCCTGCTGTTATTGTTTTTGAACGAACCCAAACAGTTAACATCTTATGAATAGATTCTAATTCTAAAGGAGCTAAATGAGTTCCAACATTTTCATCTCGTCGCCAACTTCTCTTTAGAAAAGTGGCATCATAAATATTAATATATGGAACAGAAATAGCTTCTTTTTCAGCCATCGTATAAACGATGCCTATTGTAGAAAAGATTTCCTTTATAGTTGAGTGATTATACCATGGCGTTTCAGATGAAACACCCATAATATTATCATCACCATAAGTCATTAAATGCACATATTTTTTAAAGTCTGCACAACTACAATCTGGTGACAAAATAGCAAAACAGTATCTCATATACAAACTATTCAAGACACTATTAACAATAACTGTTAAAAAGTGTCCTGAAGGATTTATCGTAAAAAATTCGATTAAATCTCCAAAGAAATCAACCCATGGAAAACATGTATCTATAGCTATGCCATGTAAAACACGCATATCTTTTTCATCATAATTTCCAGAGGCACGACATATTTCAATTAAAACCCAAAATACAGTTTGCAGAGCTGCTGAAGTTGCTGTTTTATCAAAATTAGCAAAATCTCCAGCCACAATTCTATCACTTCCAAAAGAAGTTAAATAATCGTATAAATCTTGCCATTCCATTGATTGACATACAAGACCTGGAGCTGCTTCAAATATAAATCGATTACGCTGCATAACTCTAACAAGAGCTAACATATATTTCCGACCCAAAATAGAAGCATCAACAGGGGCACAAGTAAAAAGACGAGTAGCATGTGATTCTATTTTAGAAAACTTTCTGGCTTCATCTTTCAAAGCTGCTGAATATATTACACAACAGCGCTTACCAGCCTCATATTGTTCAATCATTTCATAAACTCTCTCAATAACCTCTTCATCCATTTCTATAGGATGCTGATTGTCACCAACAGGCTCTATAAATTTGAAAAAATATTTCTTTGTTTTCTTCCATGGAAAACCCATGGATGAATTCCGATTTATTTTATCAATAAACTTAACTCCTGCTGCACCATTGACAGCGGTGAAATCATCATAAATATGCACTTCTTTCAAATCTTCACGACTGATTTTACTCAGTATATCTTTTAAAAAGAATTTTGCGCATTTCTGAAAGAGGGGTAAATTTAAACCAATCGGTGGATTTACCATATCAAGGAGAGCTTTTCTCTTGGGCTTCCAATGATGCATACTTGGTGCACCATACTTAAGCTCATATCCAGAACCTAATAATAAATCACATAGAAGTGTTCTCTCAACCCGAGATGTGGGACTAGCACGATAACCCAAAAAGCTACCGTACACATTAGCAGCACCACTTTCGACATATCGAATTGGTGACTTTTCATGCAATGAAACTAATGTAAAATTGGTTCCAGAAGCATTTATTTTTGGTGCACCTGCTTGAACTTGATATCCAAAACAAGTAATTCTTCTTTCGATTATTTCAATAGAAACTCTCAACGCCATACAGACCTTGCCATTACCTAGAGTATGAATTCCAAGTAAAACTGGTCCAAATGACGTAAGTCCAACTATTAAAGAACCACAAATGCCATTAGTAGCATCAATAGGTCTCTCATAATTCCAAACATCTATATTATAACCAAATTGATTACAATAGACTGCTTGGGAAAAACACTTATTTATAGATAGAATTTCATTTTCTCCATTACTTCCTCTTGACAAGCTTGATCCATGAAAGGACCCACCCAAACTATTTCTACAAAATAATTGAGTGATATCTGCTACAGGAGGCAAGTCTTTAAATTCCACAAAACATAAGTCAGAATTTTCCTCAAACATAAATTGAGAACGATACATTCTAACAGTACGCTGTGTGGAAACTCCAGCCTGTTCTCCACCGCGCACAATGCGCAGGTCAAAAAACTCGTCTGGTGGAATAAAATGCGAGTTTAACAAATATATATTACCTTTAAGACCTACTGCCCGTATGTCATTGACTCGTCCATTAATATTATAATGGAGGTGAATGCAGTTTCTAAGCAATCTGTTATGAAGATTATCTATACTCAAACCTTTCCACGAGAGACTCTTTCTCGTGAGATCAAAATCTGTTAACTGATAATGATCTTTATACCAAACATTAATTGTTTCATCTTCTCCCACTGGAGCTCTACCCTTATCCTTATGGACAGCTTGTACTTCCAATTTCTTAGTCTCTTTATGAGATAATAAGCTTGTAAAAGTATAAAAACTCAATCCAGTGACAAGTATAGCAGTACATGCAGCTAAGAATTTTGGATATCCAATTTTATCCTGAATTTCTTGACCAATCCTAGAAAACATACGTCTCTCAAAAAGGCCACAAAAATCAATATGTGGGAAAAAGGTAAATTGGATTACTCCCATGTATGATCGTAAACTAGTACTATAATTAAATAAATACCAAAGATTTCGAACAAACCTAAATCTACAATACATATCAAATAACCTGTTTAATATCCATATGGACAAAGCAACAGGAAACAATATATGTTCCGAAATACTCTGTAATTTACAATCACAATATTCATGTGGTTGAAAACACAACAAACACAATTCAACTGATCTCATCTTTTTACATGATACAGAAACTATATCTTGAACATAATTATGTTCGTCTATAATTTTGGCATAAAATTTTAAAAACTCTTTCATATCAGCGCCTTCAAGCACCAACTCTTCTATAGCTTGTGCCGGAATAGGAACACGCACAGAAGTCGGTGACACTTTATAAACATCAATAATCCAAAGATCAGGAAAAGAACCTTCCATACTAAGTGGTACAGAACTCGATTTTAGCATACCAGAATCATCTGTATACTCACATTTCGGTCTTATATCCACAATATATGGAAACCTCCTCTGAGTGGCTGACGGAGCAAAAAAACTATGCCACGCACCCAAAGATCTATTGTTAGTTGATGCCAACACAAGCCTTGGTCGAACAGGGGTTTTCCCTTTATCTTCCAAAGAAGCTTGCGCAGGCAAATATGGTTGTTGATTTATCACCTGTAAAACTTCTTTAACAGATGGATCAATATCTGGGGTAGCTCCCGGTTTAAGAGGAGCTATTTCGTCAATTTGAACAGTATGACAACTTGTTTTAAATCCAGTCCAAAAATCCGCATAAGGATTTTTTGTGAATCTACAGCTATCTTCAAAGCTCAAACCTTCTTTCTTAGCATGATATATAAACAATATATCCATAAAAGTGGTCTTTCCAACGGATGAGTCACCATAAACTAATAATGCTAAGGGAGGTCTACGCATTTCCATAGCGCGCCTCCGAGTAAATTGTTCATCACGAATACTCTTCAATTGATCAATGTATTTACTCATACTTAATCTATCAAATTCTTTCATAGAGTTTTTATATTTGATTATTGAGTCTCCCTTTTCTATATGATCATCAAGATCTTTTAAAAAGGAATGCTCAGTAAAACCAAATAATTCCGGCTCATTAAGCAATTCAGCCTGTCTCTTTAAAGTTAAAAATTTCATATAGAAATCTGTATAAGCTTTTGAAGAGTGGAATATAGGCTCTAAACTACCAGTAACAAAACATTG